GTTGAAGATCCACTTTTTGATGGTCATCTGGTACAGCATGTCCATCAGGCCATTTTTCAGCGTGTCGCGTAGCCGGTCGAATGCCGATTTGCCGCTGTCGAAGATTGAGACGAACGTGTCGTGGGCGGTCTTGTCGATAGACTCCCACATCTTTTTCGCCTCAGCCTCGCGGTCGTCATTCAGCTTTTTTTCTGCCTCGAGAATTTCAAGCTGAGATACCTCCGTTGCGCTGCGCCGCTTGGCCTCGATCAGCCGTTCAAGTTGGGCAACCTCTTTCTCGTCAAGATCAAGGGCGACACGCTGGGCGAGCCGATCCTCCATGCGCGCGAGGGTCAGCGCTTCGATTGCGCTTTTAGTCATGCCGAAGGTTTCGACCAGGCGCTCGTTGTTGCTGGCCTCGTCTGCGGCTTTTGAGTAGGCCGATGCGCGGTCGCTATCAAGCGTTTCCATCGCGCGGGAAACCTGCTCTGCAGACGCCTTGAGCGCCTTGTTTGCGTCGATGGTGTCAAGGATTACCTGCAGGGAGGCGTAATCGTTGCGCAGTTTCTTTTCTTCGCTGCCGGATAGCTTTCCTTTGCCAGCGGCAATTCTCTCGTCCAGCGCAATGACAAGCTTCTGCGCCTCGCTGAGCGGCTTCAGGCCTGCCGCCTCATTCCGAGCTGCTGCTATGCGCTCGCCAACTGCTGCGGCTAGTGCCGCGTACGCGCTTGCTTCTTTGTGGATGGCCGAGCTGGTACCTTTTTCCTCATACTTCTTCTCGATTTCTGCCAGACGCGTCTTCAGGGCGATAGCTCGCTCAGCGCCATCTGCAAATGCAGCATTAGCCGCATTTTCGGCCGCAGCGATTTCCTTATCCTTCTTGGACTTCTTGTCCAGATATTGGTCACCAGCCTTATCCCATGCTTGGCGAGCCTCTAACAGTTTATTTCCGGCGGCCTTTTCAGCATTTGCCTTTTCCTCGGCGCGAGTACCTGCCTGCAGCGCTGCCAGCTTGTCTTTCAGAGCCTGAAGCTCGGCCAGTGCCTCGCGGCTGCTGCCTGTGAAGGTGTAGCGGTTACGCTCGGCCTTATCGATCTGCTCTTGCAGATTGGCGATTTTTTGCGTTACGGTATCGGCGCGGCCGATGTCGAATGCCGCATCCCAGAAGCCTTTCCAGCCAGCTTTTGTTGCGGCAATAGCACTGTCCAGATAGCCAAGGCCATCCTGTATTTCCTTGGAGCGCTGCCCCATAGCATCGGAGTAAGCCTTCTGCGCTACGGCTGCGGCTTCCTCTACCTTTCCCTGCTCCGTGAGCGCCTTGATCTGCTCATAAACGGACAGCGTGAGATAGTGGTATTGGTCGTTTAGCTGCATACTTGCAGCGAGCGGAGCCTTTGCTAGATCGGCGAAGTCCTTGGCCATCTCGCCTACACTCTTGCCGATTACCGTTTGCACCTGCACGGCAACAGATCCAAATCGCTGCAGGTTTTCTGCGCCGACCTTACCGGTCGCGGCAAGAGCGGTCAGCGCTTCGGCGGCGGCGCCTTGAGTGCCACTGTTTGCCGCCATGGCGCGGGCCATATCGGACATCTTATCTGCCGAAGTTCCGGCGGCATTGCCAGTTAAGATTAGGGTTTTGCGGTACCCTTCTGCCTCTTTGCTGCCCTCGTTGTAGGCATAGCCAACAGCAATCGCGGCTGCAGCAGCTAAGGTAAATGGGTTGATCATGCCGACGACAGCACTACCCAGTGCACGCGCCGCGCCGCCGGCCGAGCCGAACATATCGCGCAACTGCCCGCCCTGCTGGAACAGCACCGTCAGCGGTGCCTGCCCGCCCTGCAGGGACGTAACGATATCGGTGATCTGCGCAGGAACGCCACGCATGGCGGCGGCGGTCTGAGCGGCAGATACGCCTACGCGGGTCTGCGATGCCTCCAGAGCGCGCAGGTTGTTAATTGCAGAGCCTACTGGCCCGGAAAGGTCAACTCCGCGAATGCGTGCAAGCTCTGCGTAGAATTCCGCGCCGCTAGTTGCCCCAGCGCGCAAGGCTGCCGTTGATCGCATCACATTAGACGATATGGAGCGTTCAGCAGCAGTCATTGCCCGTGATGCAGTTACGCTGCTTGCGCCGATATCATTGAGCGCGGTGGTGCCTTGCTGACCCAGCGTGTCGAGCGTGCGGCCGGCGCGGCGTACTGCGCCCTCAACCTGTCCCAGCCCGGCATCAACGCCACTCGGATCGACGCCCAACTCAATATTTGCGGTTGCTACAGTCGTCATCGGGTGTCCTATTGTCTATCTTCACGCATCTGCTCAAGCGCGGCGCGCTCCATTACCTGCAGGTCTGCATCCAGCTCGTTGTATTGCTCGGGAGTGAGTCCCATGCGGTCCATGCGGTGGTAGGCCACCGAGTACCGGATGCCGGTAGGCTGAGACTTCCCGTTAGAGTCGTTCCCCATGTGCCACTGGGTACCAAGACCGGCGAGAAGGTTGAAAGCCGGAAGGTTCTCCGGCCAGATGTCTACCGGGTCGCTTGCAAAGTCGTCTGCGTCACAGCCCCACGCCGCCATCTCTTCGGCGGTCGGTGGGCGGCGATACATAGCCTTTGCAAGCTCGATCAGTTTTTTGTGCGGTTACCGGTCAGCTCGGCCATGTAGACGTTGATGACGGCCTGCGGGGAGCCCATGTACTTCTGCTCCATCTTGGTCAGCGAGTCCTTGTCGAAAGGCTCGTCCAGATCCCAGCCGCTGGCGATGTCGAGCAGCATGTCGACGTTCTCGGAACCTTTGAGGTTCTCGACGAATTCCTTGAACTCGTCGCGCGTGCGGTGCTTGAAGGTGAATTCGACATCGGCATGATCACCGCCTGCCACTGGAATTGCGACGACAGCCTTGAAGGTAGGCGATGGGTTCAGGTTGAATTTATTTGGCTTTGCCATGTTGTGCTTTCAGTAGGGTAAAAAGACCCGACAAGGTGCGACCGAGCGGGCATAAAAAGACCCGCCGAAGCGGGTCAGGAGAAACGGTTACGGATTACGATGCGTAGCGCGTCGATTTGTTGTTGCCCGAGAAATCGACCTTGACGCGGTTGATCTGACCGTCCTGATAGATGACTTCCTCGTTCATCGCCACGGTGCACGGCAGCAGGGTGAAGCTGCCCGACTTGGTCATGGTTTTCAGGATGGTGTTGCTCTGAACGTCGGTCAGGTTCTTCAGAGCGGTGTAGCCAGCGCTGCCGATTGCGTCGGCGTCGATTTCCAGCGAGCGGGCTACAGCAGAGAAGCCGTCGTTGATCGAGTATTCGACGTCCGACTCAACGTACTTGTACGTGACCTTTTTCGCTTCGCCGCCCGATGCGCTCGGGTTCATGACCTGGGTGATCTGCTGCATGGTGTTGACCTTGCGCACCGAGCCGACGCCGCCGCCCGCTGGGAAGAACGACAGATTGGTGGTGTCGGCGCCTTCCAGCACGAAGGTATTCGCGGCGACCGTTTTCACACGGAATGCACGCAGTTGCAGACGACCCCAGCCGCTGGTGACTTCGACGATGTCGCCGTTGGCGAGGCCGTGGGCGGTGGAGGTGACGACTGCCTCGGTGGCGTTCGAAACGTTGGTGGTGGTCAGTGCCGAACCGAACGCGGTTGCGACGAAGAAGGTAGAACCCGTAGGTACCTGTGCCATGGTGAATCCTTTCAATGGACGTAAAAAAAGCCGCTTGTGGCGGCTCGGGATGAATGCCCATGAAGGGCCAGAAACAAAAAACCCGCACTAGGCGGGTCGGTTATCTATGCGTCAGTCCAGACGCTAAAGTGCTGCAGCGTCCCTCGTAGCTGTGTCTCAGGTTCGAACAAGCTCACGCGGGCGCCGAGTACGGTTGTCTGTAGCGCAGTGGTGGCGCGTAGTGCAGTCTCAACTTGACCGGCGATTAGCGCGGCCTGAATGCGGGTTTTCGACCACACATTGACCTGTAGCCGGGCATTGCTGCGGTTCGGCGCGGTCGGATCGATGTAGTTCACCGCATCACCGCCGACCTGCTGGAAGGTGATGTACGGCAGCGCTGTTCCTTCTTCGGCAATGTCGGGGAACACGCGCCCAGACACCAGCGACTCCAGCGCGCCAGATACCAGTAATTCCATCGTCATCGAATACCTCCGAACTCGGCCACTCGCTGGCCTATCTTTGCTTGCCCTGCGCGGATGGCATCAGGGATCGAAGCCGACGCGGCGCCGATGAACGGGTGAGCCACGGCGCGCGAAGTGCCGAACTCGACCATGTGGCCGTATGGCGCTTTCAGGTGATTCCAGCTGACGCGGTACAGTTTCAGCGTGCCGCCGGATTTCTCTGGCGAGTAGACGCGGTAGATGGCATCGCGCAGGTTGCCCGGCTGGAATGGGTATGTGACGCCAGTTCGCTTTGAGTTGCGGCCGTAGAACACGTGCGCCTTTTCCGAGATTGGCGCATGGATACGCGCCTCGTCGTAGACCACCTTTGCCATAGCTGCCGCGCCATCGATGGCGACCTCGGATTTCAGGTGATCGCCGAAGCTCGCCAGTTGCGCCCGTAGGCCTGCCATGTCGATCAGCACCGTGAACGTCATGCCGACACCCGCGAACACATCAGCTGTATCGTCCGGCCATCCTGTCCGAGTGCTGCATCGATCTGGTACGTGTCGGCGCCGCACAGCACGCGCATCTGCTCTGCGATACCGGCGCGGTGCCGGATGGTGATGGCAGTCTGCACCTTGCTCTGCTCGGCGCCAGCGGCAATGAACGCGCGCCCGCTGATATCGCGGACTTCCGCCCACACCTTGCCATCGCCCGGGATAACGTTCTCCCATGCGTCCGGCAAAGGCTGGCCGATTTCGTCGCGTGCAGTGGTGCGGCGCTGGATAATCACGCGCTTGTTGAGTCGGGCGGCTAGGCTCATGAGTAACACTTACATTTGTCGAGCAGCCCATCCAGATAGCTGGACTGCACGGTATCGCGCTCGGTTCGCGTGGCTGGGTCGAACTGCTCGGCCAGCTTCGCGGTGATGTACAGCCGGAACTCAGGCGGCGTGGCCGTCGGGTCATCGCCGAAGCCGCATACCACCGTAACGGTGACCGCGTGCGTCTCGTCCAGCGTATCCGGCCAGTCGGTACCGGTAACCGGCGATACCGTGGACTCGTACCGCCCGCGCTTGATGCGGTACTTGGCCGGCACCAGCGTCTGTTCGACGCCAGCCGTGTCCAGATACTTGATCGAGGTGACACCGATCACCGGATGCGGCAGGGAGATAGCGCCGTCGAACGCATCGAGGCGCACCTCCCATGTTTGCTGCATCAGGCATTGCCCGGTCAGGCTCTCGGCATCAGCGATCACACCCATCAGCCATGTCGTGACCAGATCGTCCATGTCGGAGTCATCGATGCGCAGGGACTGCTTGGCCTGCGCGAGTGTGACCGCCAGCGTGGACGGTGGGATTGTGCGGAGTTTGGTCATTTAAGCCCTGCTGCTATTGCAATGGGTTGAAGTGCTGATATGTAGTGATACACACCATGCTCAAACGGCAACAAGATAATCCCGACAGCAAGCTGTATCGCCATAAATTTCAATACATTGAACGCCGCGCGGATAACACTTATACCTAGCGCCTGTCGCATGGCGCGCCAATCGTGTCTGCAAACCACCGGGACCAAGATTTGATCTCAATCTGTCCGGCGTCTCGCCGTGCAGCAAGGCCAGCCATCAGTCCGTTATAGTCAGATTTCAGCCACACGTAGTCGCTGGCGGTATCCTGCAGGTCGTGGCCGTTAATAAAGCCGACACCACCATCTGCAATGACCGTGTCAACGTCCGCGAGAACTTGAGCGAGTGTCTTTTGCGCAGCGCCAGGACCGCGCAGACCGGAGCAGGTATTCAGGTTAAATTGCCATTTATCTTGGAATGTACTCAGGAATTGATCTTTGCTCATCTCGTTGCTGTAGCCAGCATTTCGGCATGTCAAAAACCCGCCTGACTTCAGTAGCGCCAGTAGGTCGTTACCCCATAACGAATTTGGCGTAGCGAAATGCAGGGGGCCATCGCCCTTAATTCCGATTGCCCGCAGCCCGTCACGCCCTGCTACTGCGTTTGCGTATGCCGCAGATCCGGCGAATGTCGTCGCGTTGTAGGCCGTGTGGACACTACCGTGATTAACGATATCGAAGAGGTTGCTCGGATGGTCGTACAACCCCTTGCACTGCGCGACGGACATATAATTTCCGGTGCTGAGCGAAGAGGCGTTTACAGCCAGTGATACCGGAATATCGTGGTACAGGCACAGGTCACGCACAAACGTCGCGTGCGATTTGAAGCCGTCGTCCAGCGATACGATAATTGTTGGTTTTTTCCGTGCCGGCATAACGCCGCAGAAACCAATCCAGATTTTGTCTCCAGCGCTTGCTGCTGGGCCGCTGAAGGTCAAGCGGGGGCGCATCAAGTTCGCCACTGCTGGCGAGCCGCCTCCTACGCTTATCGCCCCACCGGCCGCCGGAGCCTTCGCCACCCACCATTCCATTGGCTTTACGTACAAGGTATCGGCCGTTCCTCCCGTCCCGTCAGTTCCGCCGTAATGGCTGGTGTTAGCGAACGTCGAATAGAAATTGGTAAATGTGGCGTCTCCTATTTTCAAATCCCACCCTAGGAAGGAAACGTTGTTGCCCATAACCGCCACGCCTACGTTTTTCAAATCCCATCCATTCGGGATTAGACCGGATGCGGCTAGGCAGCCTACACGGGCGGTAGTTACACCAGGATTAAGCGAGATGCACAGGGTCGGCGTGCCATTAAACAGCACACTGGTATCGACAGCCACGCTACAGCCGACGACATCATTCCAAGCAGATGCATCATCCACTGGCAGAAAGTTCAACGGCCGCTTTACTCCGGTATTGGAAAAGCTATTAGCGGCACCAGCAATAACCGCATCCGCCACCGTTGAAAAAAGCCCGCTTGCCAGCAGCAGCGCAGCCTCAGAATCCGACCGCGACTCCTGCTGGCCGATGCGCCAGATGGCCTGCGAGCCAGTTACCGGCAATTCAGCCCAGCGATCCTGCGTACCGGTATATTTGATGGTCTTGGCCATGTCTGAGGCTCCTACTGTGTTGGGTTATTGTTGTTCCGGTGCTGCGGATTCTGCTTTGTTCTCTGGCGCGGATTTCTTGCTGCGCTTCTTCGGCTCGCCTTCAGCGTCCGATGCCCAGCCTTCTTCGATGGCCACGGCGATCAGGTCGGCGTCGTCGGTTTCGATTTCATCGCCGGCCGCATAGGATTTGATGTCAACGTGGCGGTGCGCCCAGCTGAAATCCTCTTGAACGATCAATTTCATGTTTGCCCTTTAGGCAGCCCAGCCGAAGCCAGGCCGCCGGTCAGTTGATTACGAAGTTGCGATTTTCAGCAGCTTGATGGCTTGGGTATTGCGCAGGATGCCGCCCACGCGCTTGCGCACGTAGAACTTGACGAAGCCCGGCGAGGTGATTTCGTCGCGGGTGATGCGGATACCCACGCGGTCAGCGATCAGGTAGCCTTCGCGGAAGTCACCGAAGGCAACTGGGAACGCATTGGCGGCCACGGCTGGCATATCTTCGGCTTCGATGATCGGGAAGCCCATGAAGGTCGAAGGCTGGCCGGCGGCGACCGATGGCTGCCACAGGTACTGGTTGGTGGTGTCCTTGTACTTGCGCATCACTGCCAGCACAGCCTTGGAGACTACCCAGCAGGCATTCGCACGATAACGGGCGCGTACCGCGTACACCATGTCAACGAACACATCGGCACTGGCCGGCATGGCGGCAGCCTGACCCGATGCGATGTACTGCAGCGTGCCGAACGCGCGGGAGGTATCGCCGGTTGCGACTGGGGCTGGGCCAGCCAAGAAGCCGGTGGGCTTGTTGGTGCCGTTGCCCGAGACGAAGGCGGCGCCCTCGCCCTGACCCAGCGCCTCGCCGGCCGACATGGTCAGCCAGTCGTCGACGTTGAAGAACAGGTCGTCCATCGATTCTTCGGTGGCCTGTGGCTTGGCCGAGATGGTGCCGAAGGTCGGCTTGACGTCTGCCAGATCGGCGGTATTGGTCTGGTTGCGGGTAGAGCCTTCACCCAGCCATTCGAAGCCGGTACCGCCGATGTCGAACACTTCGTGGTAGTCGGGGGTGCCTACTTGGCGCACGGTGGCGATCTGACGGATTGGCGAAACATCGACGCTCAGACGGGCGATGGCCGACTCGATTTCCTTCGGCAGCGCGTAGCCGCCGGCCGAGCTGGTCGAGGTGATTACCTGGGTGGCGCGGACTTCGCGGCCGTCTGCTGCATCGCGCGCTTCCAGAGCCTTACCGGCCTGCAGCATGCGCGCTTCCAGTTCGCGGTCGTTGGCGCCCTTGCGCATCCAGTCAGTCCATGCCTTGCGGTAGGCGATGGCTTCCTTGATTTCCTGCTCGCCGCTGCCGCCGCCGGCAGTCGATACGCGGGCGATACGGGTTTCCATGCGTTCCAGACGCGAGCGGACTTCGGTCAGGGTGTCCAGTTGCTCGTCCATCTTGGCCAGTTTGGCGTCGAATTCGGCAGTGCTTTTGCCTTCTTCGGCAGCTTTAAGGCGGGCGTCGTTGGTCTTTTTGTACTCGTCGAAGCTGGACGCGATCTGTTCGATGGCGGTACCAAGCTTGTCGATATTGACGTCGTCGCGGCGCTCGTAGAAGCCGGTGGTGGATGCATTCGCCATGAATGCCGAGAAGTGCACGGCAGCCAGTGCTGCCAGTTCAGTTTTGGTGATTTTCATCAGTTTGCCTTTTGTGTTTGGAGTGATTTCAGCAGGCGCTCAGCGGCGCCCATTGCTTTCGCGGTCGATTGCGCGGCCTCCCGCCGTTCCTCTCCCAACTTCATGACCCGCGACACGAATGCCGTGGAGTCGGCCTTGCTAAAGCCTGCATCCCGCAGGATTTGCTCAGCGGTCCGAGCGGTCAGCACATCAGCGGACTTCACGCCCGTGATGGTGGCCTTTTGATTTGCAGGGAACGTCACCACGGACAATTCCCACAGGTCGATGGCGGTCAGGATGCGCAGCTCGTCCTGATACGACCATTCTTTCGCCATGAATCCGATCGACAGCCCGCGCAGCGCGCCGACTTTCAGCAGTTCGTAGGCTTCACGCCCGCGTGTGGTGGACAGCAGAAGCTGACCCTTGACGCGCAGACCCTTGGCGTCCTCGGCCATCTCCAGCCAGATGCCGATAGGCTCGTCGCTGTCGTGC